ATCTTCAGCCTAAAATAAATAGGCCTATGTCCCTGTTGACCCATTTGGAGAGAGACCCTCTATTTGAAATTTTTTTTTTTTTTTATTTTTTTATATATTACGTAGTTGGTGCTATAGCCTGTATAGTATAACAGGTAATAGTATGTATGTTATTCGATGTTTACTCAAATTAGCAAAAAAAAAGTTTTTCTCTGAGTAGGGTGCCCTCTCCAAATCGCAATACAGGCACAGAGGCCTATTTATTTTAGGCTGAAGATAGTGAGCAGCAGGCGATTAGTGGGAAACATATGGGAATAGCATTGGATATAAAACAATAAGTTTGATATATATAAATATACATTTATTTTCTAAATGACAACTAGGGAAGAATTTGTAAATTTATGGCAAAACAAATGGGTAAAACTGTCTTATTCCGAGGTTGGTATGAATCAGATGGATGTAACCGAATATCAGGTGGTTACTAAATTAACGTTTGTGGGTGCGGATGTACGCCTTAATTGTTATTCATTTACACGTAGCGGCTATCCATCTAAAGAAGATGGATTAGAATTTATCGGCGACAAACCATGGACACGTGATACCGTTAGACTGGTTTTGAAGTTGAACGAAGAAGAAGTATACGATTTCGACACCGATAGGAGCACAATGGAGTGGAAACTAATGCTCGAAACGGAGCAAGCTGTAGAGATAGAAGACTTTGATATAGAAACAATAGATTCTAGTATTGTAATGCCGTCACCAAAATATTCTGGAATAAAATTTTAAAGTTCTTTTGTTTTAGTGGGTAGCTGATAATGGTCATGTGTCCGTTTATCCCATCTCTGTTTTAAATCAAAAAGTCCAGCCCAAACCCCTACTACAGCGAATAATAGAAGTCCAATAACCCACTTGTATAAGTTTTTGGTTACGTCCATGTAAAAAATAGTACATCTATTGTGGCCACATATATTCAGATCTTCTGCTACATTATATAAAGCAGCAATAAACGGTGGTTTTCTAAGTATCTGCTTCGCTTTGTCGCATAAATTGAACTCCCCCAAAAAGGATTGAAGCCTTGGGTTTGTGCACGTTTCCGATTTGATATACAAAGATGCTTTTTCGTATTCTGACTCTCTTTCATTCCAGTAGTCTTGATATTTTCCTATATATGTTATCGTAGAAAAAAGAATAAGCGAAGAGATAGACGTAACTATCCAAGATTTCATTGGTAAGTAGTACAAACGATTATATACCATTAAATTATTTTAAGCTTATGATTCGCTTTATACACACTAATTGCTTTTGATTACTATATATGTACAATTTAGCCACCTTAAATGAAGACAGTTGCTTTGTTAATGTTACTCTCAACTGGTGCATATGGCGCGTTTACAACCGATGGACCACATGATGATGGCCGTTTTCTAGCGCACCCTATTTTAATCAACGCCAAAGCTTGTCCAGATGGCCAATTTAACATGTTGACTGTAGATGGAGCTGGAACTGGACTTACCAATTACGACGACGCAACTAGTGCGTATACACCACAATGCACAGCGTGCGCGTCTGCTACCTTTAAAGGAATTTACACCGTACCATTGTCTGGATTGGCTGGAGACTATGTTAGTTTAAACCGTGGAGAATGCTGTTATAATTCGGATCATGTTTCATGTAGAGAAGAGGTACGAGCATACAAGGAAGGTTGCCACACAACCGGGGCATACGATGGAACAACTAATGTAGAAGGACATGGTGGAGGTACTTGTACTTAAAAATTATTACTTTATTTTATCTTGGACACCCATGATTAAATCAACTTAGAATTCGATATACGGAACATTTGGTTCGGACGAATTCGATTGAGACGCTTTCTTCACTTGGTAAATAACCACAATGTTCTTTCCCAAATCGCATGATACCCCATACATATTGGGAGTGCTATACGCTCTGAACCCAACTTGGTATTTGAGTACAGATCCTTGGGAGATGTATTTGACATCCATCTTGTCCCATCCGGTTTGCGTACGACGCCAAAATACCGGACGGTTATCGGTATAATCACCTGCTTCATTCTTGTACTGCCCGCGTCTGGCGCAAACAAACATCTGTTGGTCGTCACCGTCTTGGTCAGTGTATTCCTTGTTCATGGATAAGGTCGCACCATTGAGGAATTCTTCCAGTGCCGGTTTCTTGCTCTTCTTCGCGGCCTTGGTTGCCTTCTTCTTGTGGTTTTCCATGCACCCGCTTGTTTCGAATGCTTTGGTCAACATGTCAGTGCATGTGTTTTCAACCCATTTCCAAAACGCGTCCTGTCTTTTTTCTTCTTCAGGCATCGCCTTAGATACCGCATCTGCTAGTCCGCGTACCGATTTGACATTGTACTTGTAATTGGTCTCGTCTTTTCCGAACTTACCGGTATCTCCGCCTGCCTTCAGGTCGTTAAACTGAACAGTCATGCATGGGGTATTAAATTGTGCCGCAAAGGTACTTTCTTCTTGTCCCTTAATCTTTACCTTGGGAATCAATTCACCTGCTCGATCTTTCTCAACGATGATAGATGCTGGGTTGCCGTCGGCATCGAATTCGACCGGCATCCATGGTCCCTTTGCCTTGCGGGCCTTTTTGACCTGTTGGGTGGTGACCGCTTCGGCGGTAAGTGCTTCTGATGCGGTGCGCTTGGATGTGTTTGCTGACATTTCTTTAACTTGAGAAAACATTTTATATTAAGATTTTTGATTCCTTTTATACTTCTTTTTTTATTTATTAACATTTCTTTTTCTTTTCTCCACATGCGGTTGTCCAGATATACGCAACGACCCGTTAGAGCTGCTGTATGGCATTGTAGCATACCACTAGTGGCCCTACCGTAACCAATAGTCGGGCCAATGGCGGTATATGGCCCAATTCATATCGGACCATAAAATATTAACTTAACGCTATCCAATGTAATGTAGCCCAACCCATGTGGGTCCATTATGTATATACAGTGTACTATCTTCATAGGGTTTACATATATCTCCATAGCATGGAAGAATGAATGCACCATATCGTGTCGCATTACTACATCGTTGTAGTATACATCGTGCGTGTCAGCGAACCGATAGAAGATGTCGGTCAATCGGTCCATTTGTCATACAAGCTGGAGTTTAAATAGTGTTGATACCGTTTGGTTTGTTCCCGACCATCCAATACACTATATCCAGCAAAACATTTATTTGAAATAAATCCAAATAATTTTATTTTCAAAGTATATAACCAATTTGAAAACATTAAAATGAGTGATTATTTACAAGCAGCGAGTTTTATTCATGCGGGAAAAGACTGGTCATTTGACGCGACCAACCATCTAGTCGATATCAGTATCAAAAATTCGGAGGATGCAAACAACCCGAAATTCATCCATATGGTATATTCTCTGCCTAGGAAGTACATGCGATCCAATGCGGCCACATTTGCGGACTGGCAAGACAATGAAGAAGGGGCACAGGAATCACAAGCAAGAAAGGCAACACTGTGTTGGTTTATTGAGTTTGTAAACCGAATATGTACCTATACTCCTAAAAAGGATGCACCAAGCGACCAGCGCGATGGCGACGGCGTTATCGTATTCTTTGAAGTTGTAAAGGGAGAAGAGAACCGCGTAGTAGGTGAACGCATTCACCTGTTTATCAGGAGAAAAGCGGTAGGGATGGGCGAAATTTTCAAAACAATGTTATACATGGCACAAAAGAAGGACAATGCAAAAAAGAAGATTTTCAAAGAGTGGGAATACCACCAAAGACATGTCAAAACCAAAGAAGAATATGTTTTGCACATTTGCAATACGTATTTAAACAATACATCGTTTACTCAGCATATTTACGATACAAACGAGTTGATGAACGACAACACGATACGTACACATGTGTGTAGTCCATTGAAGGTATTTTCACTCGATAATTTCCGAATCGAGGGCGCATGTGCCCTACAGAATGACCAAAGCAAATACGTTTCATCTGCGACAGGATGGAAATTTCCAAACGAAAAATTGGTGGTAAAGCGGTTCTGGCACCAATTAAAACCATCGTATTTATGGAAAAAATACCTTCCTTCGCATCAACATGTATGGGTCGATCTACCAGAAGTTATCATAAAACCGAATGATTCGTTGTTTAACATATACGTGAAACCATGCCCGGCACGTTGTTTAATCGAAGAATACATGAAACCACATGAGAAACAGTTCATAGGCAATTCTTGGGTTGGTATACACGAAGATGTATTGGATGGGTTGCGTAAAGTTGCAAAAGGGCGGTTTATTGTGCACGAGCACAGAGTAGAAAAAACTCCTATTATTGTTGGGGACAAAAACGGAGACGGTCATATCACAGACCCATGGATGACCGCAAACACCATGTACGATTCAGAAATGCATCGAAACCATGGCGAAGAGGGTATGGAATATACCGAACGTCTGAAAAGTAAATATCAAAACCAACACAGTATAAGCGCCTTTGATATGATCGAACTGGAAACCTCTTACCGAATGCAATTTTCTACCAATCGAAAAAAAGTCCAAACTCTTATGGTCGAAAAATTCAAACAACAATGCGTTTCTGGTGATGCGGACATTTCTTCGGCGGGAAAATGCATTGCAAGGTGGTTCAAACACGTGCGACCAGAATCACACTCTAAATTTGGTTCCTTCGAGTTTGAAATTAAAGATTCATCTTTATCGCCATTTGCAAACATGCAATATTGGTTCTCTCAGGGGTTGGATTCGTATATGTGTGTAGCAAGTGCCCACCCGGAACTTATTAAATTGCATTATGCGGTATACGATGCGTACAGACAACATGGAATTAACCAATTGCACTGGAACGGCATTTACACAGGAGAAAGTGCAACTTCCAAATCATACATATTTGAAATGATGCAACTGATGTCCATCGCGGGAACTATTACAGAGATTACGTACCAAACGACTAGAGCGGACGCCGTAGACGGGGATCAAAACGACCATGTGACGGTGTTTAACGAAGCGCCACCCGGTTTGTTCCAAGCCACCAACAAAGGAGAAGATGCACAAAAGGCACTGTCTGCCATGAAGGAGAAGTTGACATCGAATCGAGTTCGAACAAAAGAATTTGTTCGGGATGAAGAAACGGGCGAGCGTAAAAACCGAATTGCCATATCGTCACAAATCGGGTGTTATGTAGGAGCAACGAACGACAACCCGGCATTAGCAGAAGAAGCAGTCAAAAGTCGTTTCCATTGGGGTGAATTCGATAAAGTGTATCGTCCAGACAAAAGTATTGCGGATTACCAACGCAAAGCGTTTGAAATGGAGACTAAACCGGAACTCAAGAAGAAATACGAACAGTTTATTTACTATTGTCAAGACCAACAAATGAAGGTCTTTTACATATGGAAATTCATATTTTGCGGAATAATACGGGATGTCGATTTGGACGCCGCGGACATCGTTCTTGGTAACATTGGTAAGCAACTAAAACGGCACGATATTCGTATTCCACCGCGTACAACCGAGCGTTTTCGCATCCTATGTCGTATTTTGACCATGACAAACGCATTGGACATTATTTTCAACTTTAAAGGTGGAAAACACAATGACAAACCATTTGAGTTGCATCTACTATTGGATGTGGAACCCCTGTTGTATTGTACAGAAGAAATTGCAATATGTGCCTTGAATATGGTAGCGGTAGAAATCCCACAATTGTCGGTGTCCCGTTTGAAAACACTTAGGGCGATGTGGCGTTTGTTTCAATACAATCCAATGTACAAGAAAGACAAAGATATGACCAACGGGTTAACCGAAACCATCGATTACAACTACATACGGTTCACTGGTGGCATAAAACAATTGTGTGTCAAAATACAGAATGCGATACCGTTTTACGAAGGTAAGCCATCCTTACACAACATTAACGGTGTTATGAAAGAACTGTCATCGGAACCATTTAAAGGATGGTCGTACATGAGCCGTGAAGAATTTATACAAGAGAATTCTGGGGAAGAAGTCCCTTTTCAGGATAAATTCGTAGTTCCATTGAAAAAATCACGCAAAAAAACAGCGGTTGGGTTTTCTTCCGGGAACAATTTTCACGATGTACACATTGGTTTATTTGAAGATATACGACTTAACGACCCCAACAAAGGCACATTGATGACCGAATGCATCAAGAACATCACGCATATCAAAACAAAGAATCGTAAGATAATAATAGGTGTTCCAGAGCGTAAGATGAACGGCGTAATCGAATTCCCTCAGTTCATGCAAATCATTCATATGCAACCAAATGTTAGCAAGAGACCACCAAAAATCCGAAATACCAACCAAGAAACGGATGGTGTGAAGAACATGATGGGAATGTCTGACAATATGTTAGGAAAACACGATAGCATACTGATGGACTGCGATACCGATACATGGGCATGGTCGAGACGTTGTATGATTTTCTTGGGAATGAACAAGTACGGGTCGTTTGAGTATCACCCTCGTGCAATCGAAAACGACTTGGGAGTCTCCGAACATATCATGACATTTCCCGATGATCTAAAAAAACAGCAACATGAAAACCAAGACGGTCAATACTTGGAAATAAAGGCGTCTGACAACATTGGGGTTGATTTGGATCAAATGTTTCAAGTACACAAACGGAGGCGACTGAATTCCGACGTCGTAGGGATGGCAATCGAGTAAAATAATATATAAATATATATACATTACGTCTAAATGGATAAAATTAATATACCCGCATGGAATCACTTTCCATTTCTAGGATATTTACATTACAAAAACACGACCGCTATTAAATTTGTACATAAACCTCAAAAGCTATGGTTACCCCCTCTCAACCCATATCTGGGGTTTATCAACCATGCGATCCCTGTACAAAAAGACAAGAAAGTCGTGATAGAGACCAGAGAGATAGGCACACAAACCGAACCAGATAAAGCCATGGAGCTTGGTCAACAAATAATAGATAAAATGGGATACGACTAGTATAAATATCGATGTGTACATAATTAAATGCCGAGTTTACAATGTTGTAAATGTGTTACAAACATGTTCGGACAATGTGGAAGTAACGAAGAAAACAAAACGGGGGATACCATAAAACCCGGAAAAAAGAAACGGCGAGGGAGTGTACTAAAGAATGGTATAATTTATACACAAACATCTGATGATGAGATTCCAGTACCAATTGGAACATTTGTAGATAAAGACAAAAAAGTAACGTTTGTACAAGAACCAGATATTGGGTTTTTATGGGTGTTTATTACCGATGTATTTCGTTGGTCCACGTCGCCATTGGTATCAAGTGTAGTCGTTTTTGTACTGTCATTTTGGTTTACAATGATACACGTTGACGCGTTCAATGAATGTAAACTAAGTACGGAGTTTCGTTTGGATGGTTTAGAAATTAAACAACAGTGGAGAAATTCAACTATGCGTACAACCTATGGAGAAGAATGTTCCATGCAACAAAATCCTATTCTGAGTAATTTGGGAAGTATCATGGTGTTTTTTCTCACAATTGCTCTAGGAGCAGGTTTAGACAAATACAAAGAAACCCTTCGCATGTACGAAGAAATCACAGGTGACATTAAAGCAATGGGAATGCTTATGGTGCATTTGACATTTGACCATGAAAAATATTGCTACGAAAAAGGTAAGGGTCTGGTTTTCAAAGATAACGTAGAAACGGTTTATAGAAAAATACGTTATCTTCTTGCATCGCTAGGACCAACGGTAAAGAATACGCTAGCCGGAGGCGAGTACGAGATACCGTATGAACCTAACACTTGGTCGTGGCTTGACTTCACCAGCTATATGGAATGTGGGGGGAAATACAACCTTCCCAGATTAGTATGGCTAGATCCATTTGCCGCAATATCTGACCGCAAATATTATGTAGTGCGTAAGGATCTAGATTGTTGTTCAAAACTTTGTTTTTCGACTACGACAGAATTCAGTAATTACTGGAAAGATTCCTATTCAATGTTTACAACTGAAAATAAAATTACCAAAAAGTTTTGGAAAGAACGGGGATATGAATGGAACGAAAAGACAAAAACACTAACTGAATTGAACCCCAACACTGCCTCCAAAAATACATTGAACACAAACAAAAGATTATTGAAGAAAGAAATAAACCACTTTAAAGAAGCCAAAGAAGCAAGAGAGCGACTATCGAATGAATTGGACGGGAATATAGACAGTGAAATACAGTATGCGCTTTACTCGAAAATCGAAGACATACACGATAAAACGGACATGGACGCGTTTGAGTGTACAATGACGGTTCTTTTGGATGAACTTATGCGTCTATTTGAAAACGGTCTTGGTTTCGGTGAAGATGAAGGTTCAGCCATTATTTCCGCTGCCATCGAACGATGGAATGCTATTTACGCCACTTGGGGGACTATGGCATCCCTAAAAACATTTGCCGAACCAATTGCTGTTAATACGTTTCGACTTGTGTTGGTAGGGACTTACGCTTATTTCGTACCGATCGGATACCTAAAATACGTCGGAACCGGTATAGAAGACCGTATAAGGTGGTACGTTGCCGCAGAAATGTTTATATTCTGTCTCATGTGGTGGTTGGCATTTGCCGTTAGAAACCCGTTTAAACATTCATGGGTGATTCGAAACGTAAACAGACTTGCTTATTCCACACAGTTTCAAGTGCTTCATTTAATGGCATACCAGCGAATTTTTGACAGTACAGACTATGGATCGAATTCAAAATATGGCTATTTGACAAAAAAGGACTCCGATGTTACAGACAGATATGGGTTTTTCAGTAAAAAAAGATGGTCCGAAGAAGAAGCACTAGAGAGACTAATAAAAGCTGTCAATAAAAGAAATATCACCGTGAAAAACGACAATCGTGGACTTGAACGTATCATTAGTGAAGCGTTCACGCGGATGAAAAATGATACACAAACGACTTTAAATGAATTAAAGGAGATCATTACAGGAATTATGACAGAAATCAAACAGTATGACCGTGATGCATTAGCAAAAGAACTGGATATCATTATGCGAAATAACAAAACTGTTAAGGGTACTAAACTAGGGGGACTAGGAACAATTAAAGAACGAGAAGCCGATGCAGAACAACAAAGGATAGGGACAGGAGGAGGAAAAAGAAATTGGAAATCCCAAATTCGGTCCAGAATACGGCCGTCGCAACGATCTTCATACCTAGCGTTTTAAACCATATAAATATAATACAATATGTTATCATATGTTACCTCTATACCTATGTTACTTTACCTTTGGGTTTTGTTTGAGCTTTGGTGGTATAGCCATGAATTTTGAAATGATGGACAACCTTCTTTTCACACCGGTAGAAATGACCCTAAGTGTTGGAGTTATTGCCACCCCATGGTGCATTAAACCCGTGTTCGGAACCATTTCGGACAAGTTTCCGGTAATGGATTGGGGTAAACGAAGACCATATATCTCCTTTTGTGGTATAATTCTGGCGTACATATACATTATGATCCCAACCTTAATATCTACCAAAGCTGGTATGGTAGCAACCATGACGACTGTATCGTTATTGATGTGCTTTACGGATGTATGTGCCGATTGTATAACTGTAGACTACGTAAAAACCGAAAATGAAAAAGGAAAAACACAGGCTAGCTGTTGGACAGCGAGGGCATTTGGCAGTGTTATTGGTTCAACGTTTGGAGGGACCATGTACGCGGCATATGGAACAAAAGTAGTCTTTCAAATCATGGCAATTCCATGTCTTGTCATGGCATTATCGATATGGGCACTGCCACCAAACACATCCAACAGCGTGGATAACATGTGTCATAAAATTTGGAAATCGTTATACGAAAAACGCATGTTGGCTTTCTCTCTTTTTATGTTTAGTATTGGTCCCAACTACGCCCCGTTCTACACATACTTTTTACGTCAAGAGTTGCGATTTCAACCGGAAGATTTTCAATGGATCACAATGGCATCGGCTTGGTCTTTTTTGTTAGCTACATTTACTTATAAGACGATTTTGTTAAAGGTAAATCCATTGAAACTGATCCGCACATGTATTTACTGTGGTGTATTGTGTGAATTTGTTCAAGTGTTGGTCGTAACTAAAACAAGTACCAATATGTGGCTTATTGTTATCGATTCAGTAGGAACTTCGCTATTCGGCATGTTAATGATTATGCCACTCATTGTTATGGTAGCTCATCATGCCAAAAACGGCATAGAGGGAACCTTTTATGCGCTATTGATGGCGGTATCGAATTTAAGTGGGGTTTTAGCAGACGAATTTGGTGGATTAATAGGCAATGTTTTAGGTGTTACTAAGGAAAACTTTGACAATTTAAAATATCTTGTTATTATATGTGGGGTTATGGACCTCGCATTTGAATTGTGGATGGTCAACAATAAGTCTTTCTGCGCTTACTTTGAGGAATTACCTTCGGATCATGTGCATTCGGCGAATAACACGTTGGAGATCCCGGAGGTGTACCCGGATGATACGCCGGAGACGTCGGGGTCGAGACCTCATAGTCTGGTGCCACTGGACTATGAGGATCATACTGCGGAGATTTAGGGCTATACCTAGGAGATGTCGGACTATAACAAGGCGATGTCGGACTATAACAAGGCGATGTCGGACTATAACAAGGCGATGTCGGACTATAACAAGGTGATGTCGGACTATAGGCAGGCGATGTCGACTCCCGTTGATATTTTGGGGCAACTGGGCTTTTTGGTTTGGGTATCTGGATAGTAAGTGGTTGCATACCCATTTGCATACCCGGTAGTTGTGGTTGCATACCCATTTGCATACCCATTTGCATACCCGGTAGTTGTGGTTGCATGCTTTGAAACCCGAATGGTTGCGCTTGCATGCCCATTTGCATACCCGGTAGTTGCGCTTGCATGTTCGTTAGTGGTTGCATGCCTTGAAACCCGAATGGCTGTAACATTGGGGGCGCTGCCGTTTCCCATGCATGTCTTTCATCTGCCCATGGATCAATTATTGGGTTTGTACCGTAAATAAGTTCCTCGTCGTCTTGAACCCAAGTTTCATTTTCTCGACAAGAATCAAACATAGAGGTTTCTTTTGGGTATGGTTGTGCGAATTTTTCAACAATTCCCTCGTCGATAATCGTTCCGACTACATTCGTCCCCAATTTAGGCGGTGCTCCAGTGATAATACATTCGGATATACCATTTAGTTCGTCTACTTCCTTTGAACACGCTGCTTGGTTGAATACATCTACAACTTCTTCGAATGTACTCCGTTTTAATGGCGAGGTGTCCATACGACGAATACCGTGTCGTGTCAACGGAGTTAAATTGCCAATCCATGTCATCCAGTCCACTGCTAGTGTGATGTGTCTCATGTTAACATAAATTCCGTAATACGCTAAGATTTGTCTAATTTCACGTATCAGAGTACCTCTTGCCGCCTCAATCCCATATACTTTCGCAACCGCATGAATGTCGTTGGTATTTATCGTGTTTAGATCGATATTTTTCAACTCCATAACTTGTATTAAATCGGATAACGAAGTCTCTACGTGGTATACATTTGAACCGGGTGATTTTACTTTGATGGTTTGTTCTCCGCCCTTCATTCCGCGTATCGTTGCTTTCCGAATATGTTGTTCGTAGTACATCCCAATATCGCTGTCGTCTTTTAACTGGATGTGAAAAATTGGGTTTGGCCCATCTGTATATTCGCATGTAACATCCGGCAATGCTTCCTTTATTGCCAATACATCGTACCATTCTTTAAAATATAAGACGAGTGTTTCGCGGTTTGGTGCATGTGGCATATAATCTCGATCTGGAAATATATGAAACGATTCCACTTCGGTTTTATCCGGTGTTTTGGTTATCTTAATATGGTCAACAAGATCCTTGAATCGTATATGCCTTATCATTTTCAAAATTGTATCTGGATCATCCGTTTGTATAATGGTCAGTGGGGTTTTCATCCTTTCACTTTTAGTACAATTGATGAGTTCTTCCAGTCTGGGTACTCCAAGAGTGACATTCATACTGGAAACGCCCGCAAAATGGAAGGTGTTCAATGTCATTTGCGTCGCTGGTTCACCAATACTCTGTGCCGCAATCGCACCTACTGATTCGCCAGCTACGGCGCGTACTCTTTCGTATTCCACTTTGACGTTATGTATAACGTTTTCCAATTCGTCCAAAGTAATGTTATGTTCGTGTACCAAACGGTGTGGTGACATTTTGCACCGAATAAGTATTTTTAACATTTCATTGTCTATTTCTTCAACAAGTGACCGTACCATGGTTTTCGCTTTTCGAACTCCGATTTTTTTAGATGGAAACGAAAAAAGTGTTTTTGCGTTGTTTATCATTCGGTCTATAGGAATGGGGAGTTGAAACCATGCAGTATCCTTTGTCCCATTGTCTCTCCACTTGTTTATATCACGAAGGTATAGGTGATCTTCCATCAATTGTTTCAAATCGTTCCCATATTTTTTCCGTGTTGGTTTTTCCCAACTGTCCACAAATTGGTTTTCAATACGCATGGGATCAAACCCATCGTCTCCATATTTGAATTGGACGATAGATCGGTCGGAATTCCTTGCGCTGCCATCCCATTGTATGGTAATATTTTCCAATGCTTTCATAAACCTACGTTGAATGTACCCCGTTGTACTTGTTTTGATTGCTGTATCTATAATCCCTTCTCGGCCCGCAATCGCATGAAACCAGACTTCGTGGGGATCCAAACCTTGCACGTACGAATGCGTAATGAATCCTCGTTGTTTTGGTCCATCCGATCCACGTTTAAAATGTGGAAGGGTGCGGTCCGTCCAAGTGTCTGGAATACGCTTCCCGCATAGGTTTTGTTGGCCTACAACCGCCATAATCTGTGATATATTTATGTTGGATCCTTTGCTTCCACTTCGAACCATCGTATAGAGACGATTGCTATCGTCCAAGGGGGTTTGTACTTTCATTCCCATGGTATCGCGGCATATATTCAACCGTTGATTGATTTTATTTTCCGTGTCGCAATTATTGTCTATATCCGAGAATGCATCGGTTATTTCTTGTTGGACGCTTACCTCTGAAATCATATCACCGATACCAACTGAAAACCCGGTAATTGCTAGAAATTTATGAACCATGCGTTGCAAACGATTGATAAACAATATTGTCTCGTCTGGACCACAGTCATTGTAAATAACATGAACCAAAGAACCGTCTGAACGACCCAAAACCTTTTTGGTAAGACGACCGGACAACAAAACACCTTTTTCAATACATACCTCTCCCTTTGACCAGTTCACTACTGGCAAGGTGTATGAAATTAAATCTTTGCCGGTATATTCGTCTTGTTTGTGGAATACACCGTCCCATCCCGGCATACAATTGACACAATCCATCATATCCTCTTCGGTTAATCGCACCGAATCAGACGACAACAAATATGCGCCGCACATAGTGTCTTGAATAACCGACATTACCGGTTTATTACTTTGAGGCGAAACAATTTGATATTTTACCGCCATAATGTTTCTCGCTTCCGCGCGCGCCTCTACGGTCTGTGGGACGTGGATATTCATCTCATCGCCATCGAAATCTGCATTGTACGGTGTTGTGCACGATAAATTCATGCGAAATGTACTATATGGTAACACTTTTACTTCGTGTGCCATGATTGACATTTTATGCAAGGACGGTTGACGATTGAACAATACGATATCACCGTCCTGTAATATTCGCTCTACGCTCCATCCGATATCGAGTTGTATTCCTTTTCTCTGTACAAATGATAGGTCTACGCGCGAACCGTTGGGTCGTATGACAAATTTGATCGGGGACTTCGGCAAATTGAGTTTTTCTTGAATTGCTGCTTTGTTGTACGCGGTTATTTTTATCGGTATGGTCAATTTTTCCGCAACACTAATCGGTATGCCTACTTCGTTCATTTTCAGATGGTCGTCACCAGTGATAACCGAACGACCTGTGAAATCACACCGTTTGCCCATCATGTTGCCTCTAACACGTCCTTCCTTTCCCTGTAATCGTACTTGGAGAGATGTGTATTCGCGCTTGGACGCTTTACGCTTCGAATTGCCAACTTTGGTATGGTTAATGTAACCGGTCACGGCATTCTGGAGTAATTCCTTGCTATCGATGATAATGTGATCTGGACGTTTATCGCTTATCGTTTTTTTTAATTTATCATTTGCCCGCATGATCTGAATCAAACGATAGGTCAAATCGTCTTCGCCTCGTACTTTACCACCTTGCATGATTGCTGGGCGAACGCTGGGTGGTGGTATTGGCAATACCGTCAGTATCATATCTTTCGGGTGCGCCAAATCAACTGTTTTGAGAACATCTTCTGGCAGTTTTTCAAGGTGTTTCAAGACCGATTCAATTGGGTATTTCGTTCGATTGATTTCAATGTGGGCTTTTTCGCGGTTCCATGAATACTTTGGCTGCTTTGTATCGCATTCTGGACATTTGCTGTATATGTTTTTACTATAGTGTTGCAAATGCCTATTCTTTTGTACGATAGGACGCGCCAATGTTTTTATGAGAACATGAGAACATGACTCATTGCTACATATGCAACGTAACCAATAAATTATGTTATTGACCCAAGAGATGTGATATACGGGAGTGTTTAATTCCAAATGCCCGAAATGTCCATTGCATTTTCTAGACTCGCCACAGGTTAAACACAGGGTGCCGTCGCTACCCATGCGTTTGTCACGTAGTCCATTCTCCACGACAATGCCGTTTTCAAAGGTTTTCTTTTCAGTTACATGCACCACGGAATCTTTTCGTATTTCATCCGCGGCCCATACATTGAAATTGATTCCAGTGATTTCGGGAGGCATTGTGAATAATTTCTGGTCTCTATTTATATTCACGAATTGTTTGTGAGTTTTGAAATAGTTTCAAATTTGTAACAAGGTTTCGTGCACTCGTTGCCCGCACCCTTCCAATGGTAAGCTTATGTTAACAGTCGGGTCACTTATGTCGGGCCACTTTGGACCATGTTAGTAGCTACTGTGTCCATACTACCCACTATGTTCAGCCTAAAATAAATAGGCCTATGTCCCTGTTGACCCATTTGGAGAGAGACCCTCTATTTGAAATTTTTTTTTTTTTTTATTTTTTTATATATTACGTAGTTGGTGCTATAGCATGTATAGTATAACAGGTAATAGTATGTATGTTATTCGATGTTTCCTCAAATTAGGGAAAAAAAAGTTTTTCTCTGAGTAGGGGGCCCTCTCAAAATCGTCATACAGGGACATAGGCCTATTTATTTTAGGCTGAAGATAGTGGGGAACAGGCAATTAGTGGGAAATACATGGGAATAGCATTGTTGTTCGAACTCTTAATAGTTAAAAATAGGTATATTATATTTTGTTGGTTTTACAAATGTCTGATACATTTCAAATACTGGATGTGTTGCGTAAAAACAAAAAATTAAAAACTATTGTAACGACCGTAACTCAAAAAATAGGGACAGACAAAGAAACAACTAATAACTTATTAAATGCTTTGGCAATACTAGACACGGAATTCAGCGAGGCGAACTGGGAAAAAGTTGAAGACATAATAAATACAATTACGTTGGTAGAGATCAATTGGGAGCCGGTAAAAAAGCTGGGTAGAGAAATTGACGCGACGCTTTTTATAAAAGAGGATTCGCGCATAGCACAGGCGACTTCACAGGTATTATTGGATTGTAGATGGCAGAGAAAGGATTGTGTGGTCAAAATGATGGACGATAGAGTGAGTTTTGTCGATCTGTTCATAGAGTCGATAATAAATATATTCATTAGTGCCATCGGGGAGGAAAACAAATACATTTCCTCTCCAGATATTATCACAATGGGAATCGCTAAAGATTTAGAGGTACAAACTCACACTATGTTATCTTCTGGGAGCTTAAAAAAGGTGAATACTGTATCTAGACACTACGAACCAGACCGATACATTTTAATTCAAGAAAAAATAAAGGGTGTTGAATTTAGCAAAATACGAGACCAAGACACTTTAAAAACGGCTCTTAAAACGCTGTGCAAGGGGATGGAACAATTGCAAGACAACTACAACTTTGCGCATCGGGATTTTCATGGCGGGAATGTAATGTACGACGAAGGAAAAGATTTGGTGTATATCATTGATTTTGGCTATTCATGTTTTTCCATCCCAGAAACCAAAGGTTCCATACAAGCTCTGAAAGGTGGATTTGGTTATGATCAATTGGATCCCGAATATAAATCGCATATACCATGCATAAATAAATCCCATGATATGTGTGTACTTATATTGTCATTGGCCATTAAGTACGACATACCATGGTTAGATGCGTTAGCAGAAGAAATAACGAAAAGGTACTACAATAAACATGGGGATAGGTCAACTAATTGGTATAATATGGACTATCAAGTAAAACAGTCGTATGGGTATAAATACAATTTTGATGGTCGCATTATGCACTTCTGGTACCTGTACGAAATGTTCGAGATAGATATCGGAATGGGGCCCGATGTCATATTGGGTATCTTAGAAGGCATAACTACTTTAAAAAACGGTAGTGGTCCTAAAACTCAGTTTAAAACATTAAAATTTTAAGTATAAATGAAATTAAACTTTATATAAAATGAGTGCAATATTCTTTAAACATAAACGACAAAAGAAAACACCCACCGCGGTTTTCTCTTTAAAAGATGAAAAGGAAGTCATTATTAAACTGAGGGGTACGTATGAAACTATCCCCTTCGAATGCATTGATCGGTCCAAGTACACGGTTCCCATGGAGCGTATAGAAGAAGCGGTTCAACATTGTATGGACATCGGTCTTATGATAGAGTGTATCCCTGAACAAGTCGAGCGCGCCATGTCATATTCGCCGAATCTTCCATTTGACGAATCGTTTAAAGAGACAGAAATATACAAAAAGATGTTCGGGTACCAGAAAGAAGGAGTAGAACATGTGGTCCGACATCTCGACGGCAGGGCCCTAATAGCAGACGATATGGGTCTAGGAAAGACATTACAGGCCATCGCCTTGTCTAAATACTATGGATATAAGCGCGTCTTGGTCATATGTCCCGCCTATTTGCGGTACAATTGGAAAGCGGAATTCGACAAGTGGTTGGGTATAAAGGAGGTATGTTTGGTGAAAACTGGAAAGGACGAATTAAATGGGTATCCAGTTATCATATCGTACGAATTGGCGGTCAAAAAGAAATTAATGTTGATGGACTACGGGTTTGACATGGTTATTTGTGACGAATCCCACTATTTAAAGAATCACAAAACGAAACGTACAAGGGGTCTGTCTCCATTGATTCGAAGCATAAGCAAAGCATTGTTATTGACCGGTACGCCTGCCTTGAACCGTCCTTCCGAACTGTTTTCTCAGGCGAACATGATACGCCGTGATTTTTTCCCCAAGTTTAAACAGTTTGCGGAGCGTTACTGCGATCGCAAGATGTCTCCTCTAGGATATTGGGACGATAGCGGGTCTTCCAATCCTCACGAAGTGCACTGGTTGGCCAAAAAGACGGTGATGATTCGCCGTTTAAAACGCGATGTTTTGAAGGACTTACCAAAGAAACATCGGTCACAACTTCATTTAAACATGGACGCGCGCGATACATACGAGATGATTCCTTTGTTTGAAGAATGGAAGCAACTGAACAAAGACATTCCTAAGATGGCACCGTGTAGCGAACAGGTTCAGGCGGCCGATTTTCGTCGCAAATGTATTATTTCCGAACTGTTTGGGTTGACAGCGGAAGCAAAATGCAAGGCGATGCAAATGTTGGTAAAGGACACTATGCAAACTGGGAATCAATTTTTGGTGTTTTGTTATCATAAAAGTTTAATGAATGCAATTGAGGAAGCATGCGATGGCAAAGCGATGCGAATAGATGGAGATACCGCAACGGAATTGCGTCACGAGTACGTAAAGGATTTTCAAGCCGGTAAGTATCAGGTGGCGGTACTGAGCATGTTGGCCGCGGGCACGGGTATTACACTGACTGCCGCCTCTCATGTTATATTTGCGGAACTGTATTGGGTACCGGGTGTATTGATGCAAAGTGAAGACCGTATACATCGTATTGGTCAGGAACACCCTTGTCATATACAGTATGTAATATGTGAGAATACACTGGACCCGTATATTTACAAATCCATCCAATGGAAATTGAATACAATTGACGGGTGTTTGGATCAAAGAACCGATCGCAAATTTAAAGGAGAAGACATATACAATTTAAAAATATTTTAGATACAATTTATTCAGATATTCTTTATCTACTGTTGGAATACCCCCTCGAAATCGTATATAATTCATAGGAACCATTTCTACTCGATGTTTGGATTGTCGTACCGCGTGATATGGACCATCACACTCTGTATCGACCTGTTGAAACAACTTGCAACAATACATGCAATACATCATCAAAACAGCAAGAAAATGAATATATATGGAATATAAATACATCTTCTACAGTAACAAATGAACGCGTGTGGCATATGCTGTCTTGTATTTATGGGGATTATTATCGTTTTCCTCTTGGGATGTACCTTTTTACAAATACCGTATTGGAACCGAACCTTTGTAACGCATGCCATCCCAAATATCGCGGATTTTGTCGGGTATTCTCTGGACGGCCGACCGGTGAAACGACTTCGTAAACCCGGCTATTATTCGAATGGGACTAAATTTGCGGACTACGAGTCGCTTATTGATAGAATTAATACACGAGATTCTAGATTCATACCACCCAAACAGCTACTTGATACTTTAAATGAAACTTTTGATATGGACCCTTCGGGTTACTTTAAGTTTGATTCTATTCCTCCAATATTAAGGGATGTAGCTTTGCCTCGTTTGAGTTCGCATACACGCGACTCCAATATTGTACACAATTCTGGTAGTTCTATTTTCGTTACGAATCTGGAAGACCGTGGAACGGATAGCGAAGGAGACAATGCCATGAAACGTAAATACATGGCCGGTTTAACACACGACGACATTCAAGACTATGTGCAACGATGCACTCCTTATATGGAGACTGCCTTAGAATGCATGAAAACACGTGTACCACACGACTGTATATTTGAAGCCGTTCAATCGATCACGTTTATGGTACATACACACACTGAGCCAAATCAGGAAGACAGAGACTTTATAATTACGGGAGCCGCGGGATTTAGCGCAGTCTCTTCTGTTGCGGAACTTGCTGATTCATTGTTTATGCCATGGGCAGCTCAAAAACACATCTTAAAACACGATTGGTACATTCGAAGACTACGAGAAAAATTAGACGATGGGACCTTCAAAGGATTGTTTAAATCTCTAAAAGACAATGACTACCGTGAGACAGACATATTGGTAGAGTACATGCACAATGTTCTGGCACTGACACTACAATGGACGATCCTAATGGAAGAGTTGGTGGATTCAAGTACGGTAACCGATGCAAACGACCAGTTCATTTACAATCACATCAAGGAAAACCCTACAGCTGCTTTTGTTATATCTTCAAAGACAATAGACG